ACCGGAGGGCGTTGTCTTGTACGATGCCGGTGCGAACGAAGACCCGAAGGAGGAGGGATTTGGGTTCAATAAGATTCATGAGTATCTGGACATGGTCAATCCGGACATTGTAATGATCTACAATGACCCTCTCATCATTTGCAAGTTTCTGGACGCAATGAAGGTGACCGAGACCCCTCCGCGGTACAAGGTCTGGACATATGTGGACCAAGTGTACACAGGCATTGCTCAACCTCTGATTGACAAGATTCGTGATTGTTCGGACAAGATTTACTGTTTTACGGACGAGTGGGCACGTGTCTTCAAGACATATGGAATTTCAAAGGAGATTGGAATCATTGAGCATGCCGTGGATCCGACTGTCTTTTCGAACATGCCGCAGAGTACGCGAATGACCTTGCGCACATCTCAGAAAATCGCACCGGACTCGATTGTGTTCTTGAATGCAAATCGTAACAGTCAACGGAAGCGTCTGGACACAATGTTGATCGGATTCGTTCGTCTTCTTGTCAGGAATCCAACCTTGCCTCTGTACTTGATGTGTGTCACGGTCACCGGCCCCCAGGCAGGTGCATATTACGACCTTCATCGGATCTTTGTGGATCAATTGAAGCGTGCAAATCTTCCGTTTGAGGAGTTCAAGACCCGTCTCATGATTGTGGATACGACGCCACCGAATACGCTGCCGGATGATATCATTAATCAGATTTACAATCTGACGGACATTGGGATCAATACAAGTGATGGAGAGGGGTTCGGTCTGTGTCAACTTGAGCACCTGTATACGGGCGCGCCTCAAGTTGTGACCGATGTGGGCAGTTACCGTTCATTCTTGAACGAGAGCGTGACCGATTTTATTCCTAGGTGCGACATTGACGTCTATTTCCCGGGATCCATGCCGCTTGGATTGTCTGCGCCTACCTTTTCGCCTGAAGACACTGCAACTGCAATGGAGTCTGCCGTAAAGAACCTGGCGACTCGTCGTGAGAAGATTCGGGAGCACACATTCATGACATGGAAAACGGTATGCGCTGGATTTCTGCAGGATATCCTTCACCATGCAAGTGCGTAACGGACTCTGCCTTCCGATTCAATAACACCAATGCGAATCAGGCGCTGATTGTCTGCAAAGGCAGACACATCAAAGAGTTCCCGACTGTCTGCGTCGTACAAGAAGAGCAGATCCTTAATCGTCACCTGCTGGAGTCTGCGGCGTTTTCTGTCCATGTTTCGCAGATAGGATGCATCCGATGGATCTGTCTTGATTGCAGGATTGAATGCGAGGTCTTCTCCAGTGACTCCGCTATCGAAGCGCATGCATGAAATTACATTCTTCTCTCGACTGTGAAGTTTCCTGTGAATTTCGCAATCCACTGCGGATTGTTTTAACAAAAATCCAAGTCTCTGATTGATCACATCCTTTTCAAACGCTGCCTCATACAGGTATTCATCTGTGGACATGAACATGTCTACCGGCGAACCGCCTTCGTATCTCTTTTTCGATGTGTCGGCACGACGGACGCGGGCAATGTTCGGTCCTTCCGACGTCTTGAGTTGTTCTTGACTAAATACACTCATGTAGATACTCACACGTACAGTGCGGGATTCAACGGGAAGTGTGGCGTGGGAGCAGATACGAACCGCACGACCAATGACTTGATCGTGGCGCGCCGGGGTCCAGTGGGGTTCCATAATGTGGACGTGCCGCACATTTGCTAACGTAATGCCTTCGGCACCACTGCTCGATGCCATCAGGAGACAAAGCAATTTCTTTCCACGTGCAGCAATGCTTGTTTTCAAGGACTCGGGAAACTTTGCTTCATACCGTCCGTTAAAGATTTGACGAGACAGTTCACGCTCTTCAACCTTTTCCTCTCCCGTGTAAAATGCATATGCCGGTTTGTTCGACAGTGCAGGGTCTTCAATCCATTGTCCATTTTGGTTAATGATCTTGTACGGTTGCCATCCATTTGCGTCTAAAATTGCGGCAAAGACACCAAGACCTTCAAGCGATCTGTACTGAGAGTACACAAATTGATTTTGCCACTCTACGCCATCTCCAATTGACAGATTTTCAAAGAGTCGTTTGAGTTTAGGACTGTAGATGTCAAGCGATTTCAGTGTCAAGTACTTTGCAGATTGGGTCCGCAGGGTAGTTAATGCGTCGGGATGGTCGGGGACTGAGTCTTCACTTGCCGCATCGTCATCGACTGCAGGGACCTTGAGTTCAGGGGGGACCAAGAAATTGCAGAGTAGGCGCGACTTGACACGGAACGACTTCATTTCATCCTTTAGTTTGTTTGCCGCAGAGGTGGGTTTGATCATTTCCCTGTTGCGCGCATCGAGGTAGGTTGTGAATTGCTCCGAGGACATGGGAACCTTTTCAAGCATCTTATCATCATCCACTCTGCGGGGAATGAGGCGCTCATCTGCGCCCTTGAAATAGGAAACAAGACCTTGGATGCGTCGTTGCAAAAGCATCGGATTCTTGATGGTCAGACCGTCCAGAAACAGATCCGCAAACTCTTCATATTTGGACGGAAGACACTCAAGCTCTTCAGACACAATCCGCTCAAGGGCAATGTCGCTGCCATTTGCCGTGTCAAAGGTGGTTTTGAAGGACTTGACCCAATCGGTGGGCAAAGGGATCCAGGGTAAATCTTTATTGTACTGCACGGCAACACGCTGACCGGTATTGTTGTAGACTGTAGAAAAGTACGGTGGATTGCGGGTGACCATGACAACCTTTTTCACTGCATTGAATTCGACGGTATCAATGTCGCGGAGTTCATGAAGGGTTGCGGTCATTTTCGCTTCATCCCATCCTTGTATTGTCTTGAATGGAATTGTGATTCGCTCAATGGGTCCGCGCAACAAATTCATAAGGTACGCAATCTCGTTGGGACGGTTAATCACGGGAGTGCCCGACAAGACCACGACTTTGCAGGACTTGGCGCGATAAATTGCATTGTACACCGGCAAGATCACACCTTCCTTGTCGGCAATGCGGGAGATGAAATTGTGCACTTCATCAATAATGACAATGGAATCGTCGTACGGATTGGGTCCGTCTTCAGGAAGAAGTGCAGCAACTGCAGTGCGTGTCAATCCATTGTAATTGACGAATGTAAAGCGACCTGTCAGAACGTCATCAATTTGTTGACGAATGAGGTCTTGATCCACTTTCGAAAGTGTTGTGAAATTTGCCGGTTGTCTCGGCGTTGTCGTATAGAATTTGCCGTGTTTTTCAAGAAACGCTTCAGAAATCCCTAACGCTTTCCCTTCATCAGCACGGTCTGCGGAACTGACTTCACGTACCCGCCAGTGCTGTTCAGTGTAGAGCGGACATGTCTGAAATTCGTTCTTGTAGTTTGCGCGCAGACTTGCCGGCGTCATGACCACAACGCGAGATTTGGAGACAAGGGATTCGGCAATGGCAATCGACGAGCATGTTTTGCCGGACCCGAGACCGTGATACAATAAAATTCCCCGGTAGGGTGTTTCGATCATCATGTAGTCTCGAATCAATTTTTGATACGGAAACAGTTCACGGGCACTTGTTTGATTCAGACATAGGTCGACATCCTTGTCTTCGGACAGGGGATCTCGGTCTTCTTTTCTGTACTTGAGAAAGATTCGAGTAATTGAATCTGCAAATGCTTTGCGATTCGGCAAGATGTAGTCGGCGGCAGTACTCATTGTTTTTCGTTGGGATTTGATAATGGAGGCGTTCACACGGAAAAATCATCGGATCTGGATGGTGTCCTTCTACCTCTTTTTCATGTCTGCCTTTCTCTACATCAAACCGACTGTCGCGTTTGGTCGCGAAGGTCGTGTTCGTCCATTTGGAACGGGTGATCGAGAGGCAACGATATTCCCAGTGTGGACATGGGTGTACCTGTTCAGTGTCGTGGCATATTGTTTGACAGTCTATTTTGCAGATTTTCAGTTGTAGAGTCTATACTTAAACGTAGGCGGTCCGGTTGTTCCAGGCGGCCCACGCGGCGGTGGCGGAGGCGGCGGTGGCGGGAGGTGCTGCAGGTGCGGCAGGTGCGGCAGGTGCGGCAGGTGCTGCGCCTTCTTTTATAAATGCTGCAACATCTGACCAATCAAATCCTGTACGATCTGGACTTGTAAAAAGTTTATCGACCCCTGCGGCATTCCGTGCGCGAATGGTGATTGTTTTGGGGTTTCCAAATGACGGATCGCCTATATCCGGTTGATCCGCTAAGTACTTACCTGGAGGGAGTCGGTCGACACCTTGATCGATCTGACTCTGTAAGAACCCGGTAAAATCGGACTGATTGCGATTGTTCTTGTCGTTTGCCCAGAGGTTTGCGTGATACGTTGCACTCAACACACGTCCACCCATCCTACCGGGTGCTCCCGGTGCTCCCGGTGGACCCTGAGGACCATTCTTCCCGTCTAGTCCCGGTACTCCAGGTGCTCCCGGTGCTCCCGGTGCTCCAGTTGCCCCCGACGTTCCCCTCCCCGTGGGTCCAGGGGGTCCAGTCGGTCCTTCCACATTGGACGCAGCGCCTGTAGGACCCTGTAACCCTTGAGCTCCAGGGGCACCTGCGGGTCCAGGCACTGTGCTCGCCGCTCCCGGGGGACCCGTGTACCCTCCAGTTCCAGCAAGTCCTTGCGGACCCGTTGCGCCCGCCGCACCCATCAATCCTAAAGGCGACCCAAGCGAACTACCTCCACCGGGTACGTTTTCGTATGCGATATCTCCAATTGCATGCTCGACAACTCCGTAATTCGTAAAGAACTCTCCGATCACCGCCTGTGTAAAATTCTTGCCGTACGAAGAAACTTGATTGACTGTCGACCCAGACCACTCGTTGCGATTGTACGGGTTGAGTGTAAAGGTCTTGAGCATTGCTTGAAACCTTGCAACTGCAGCAGCAAACAGAGTCGGGTCTGTTCCAGGCAGTGGACGAGGGAAGGACAGATCTCCATCCGGTTTGAATCCGAAGCAATTGACACCAAACTTGCTCTTCACATCAAAATATCCGCCATTCACACCAGGACGACCGCATGCAGTGCGACGCGCAGGATCTTGTTCTTTCTGCAATAGGTCCCACGTTCCCTTTTGCGTGGGGTACAGTGCCATTCCGCCTTCAGACCATCCGTACCCGCACCACTCTGCACCGGCATTGTATGCAAGAATAATCTGATCAAGGGTTGCAAGTTGAGATCCGTATGCTGCACACACTGCAGGCGCATCTTCATACGTAAACTTATTGTCTGCAACGTGGAACACTTCGCTTCCCTTTTCGCCAAGTACACTTCCAGATTGCGAACCGAATGGCGGAGATGGGATGTCAGACGATATAGTTGGGAGTGGAAGGACTACGAGTCCATATCGGAGGGCAACGAGAAAGAGAAGAACACCCAGGAGGATAAAAATAAAGACAACGATAGCGGATCCAGTGGTGAAAAAGATAAAAAGACTGATGAGACCTACAACTGCAAGTGACAGACCTAGAAATGCTTCGGGCGATACACCGAAAAGTGTAGGAGTGGGACCAGTGGACCCGGTGGATCCGGTGGATCCG